GCGGTTGCTATTAAGTATGGTATTAATTCAAGATTCATGGCTAACCTCACTATGTAAATACTCGTCATATGCCATTGCTAACGCGCTGTCTTTTCTTCTATCTTTAGGAAAATAAAAATTAGAATTTCCTTTAGGATATTTGCGCCCATTAATTTTGACTGTATACGCAATTGGCTCGCCATTCTTTTTGACTACTCTATGAATTTTTATGACCATAGAGCCACCCATAATAGACAAGTTAAAAACCCCGCAAAAAAACAAAATAAATTTCTATAAAAATTTAATTTATTTTGTAAAACTTCTTTACTTGAAGGAATAGTTCTTGCTAATTGTCTTCTAGAATAATCCATTATTTAACACCCCCTAAAAGAGCTGTTAATTCAGCAAGTTTAGATTCAAGATTCGCAATTTTATCTTCTTGCTCCTTAGCTTTTTTAACAGTGACACTTACCTTTTTAGCTTTCTTTTGTGGTGTCATTTTCTTAACTCGCGCCACGAATGTTTTATTTTCCTCAATTGGAAACAAATTCCAATCATTCATCTCTTTGCAAGTCTTTTGAATGGCAATTATTTCTTTCGTACCCTTATCTAATAGCGTACTGAATTGCTTTAATGCGCCCTCAATTTGAGTTAATGTTTTATCGTCCTTGTTATATTTTAATCCTAAACCCATTAAAACATTTGCTTTTGTTTCTCTGTACAGCTTTTTGGATTTTTCAGGATTTCCATTAGCTCGCTTCATATTAAAACCATATGCAATTGTATTAATTACTTTGTATAGGTTGGTTACTTGGTTACCTTTATAGACTATCGTTTTTTTATTGTTATCTTTCACGATTAAAATACCTCATTTTTAATTGCGGATTATTCCGCGATGGTTGTCACAATTGACAGCACCACAAATAACCCACCACAAAAAACAAGTCAAGAAAAAAATTTTTTATTTAATTAATTAAATGTTTTTAAACCTTAAAAAAATATTTTTTATTGCTCAAAAATTAACCAACTTTAACAAATTTATGCCAATTTTTTGGCGGTGCTTAAACTAACTAAATGTCAGGAATCCTACAACACCATGAGGAGCTTTAAAATATTTCCACTGGCCTTTATAATACCTGGCCCTGATTTAAATGTTGTTTAGTTACATAGGAGTTTGACAGAAATTTTGGGTTGTGGGTATACTGTCTCCACAGATTAGCCAAGTGGCTATGAAGTATTCTACAGAGCTATACAGTTTCTTTATTGTTATCTTTACTGTTATCTTTGTAGAGTTATGTAGGTATCACGACAACAGAATAAGAGATAAGTTGGTATCTTATCCGCCTACTAATAACGAGGAAGCATCTACTCATTAAACCGAGATGTCGTAATGTAGTTATACGTAAGCCAGAGAGCAAACTACGGGTTTGTTGGATACCTAAACCAACACGCAGTTTGATAGTTTTAGTGTAACCTAAGAAACTATCGGTAGTTGGTAGTTATCTGCTAAACCAAAAACTATCAAGCAGTTGGTAGTCTGCTCATCAAAACTACCCCCCCCATTACTTAGGAGTTTGACAGAGATTTCTGCATGGTGCTACCATGTTCTGTGAAACCCAACACAACCATTTGTAACTGAGGAGATTACACATGATTCAAATTTATAAAGGTATTGAATATAAAAATATGCAACATTTACTAGATGTTGTTTATAAAGATAAACCTATTGTTCTTTTAACAGCAGGACAAGCTAATAGTAAAACTTCTAAAAGTGAAGAAGTCTTTGAAGACTTTGCTGTTATGATTCAACATCTTCTACCTCATCATTATGCTGACTTGTTAATGCAACGAGGAACACTTAGAACTGTGTGTCCTTTTGCTACTGCTGGTCATTGCTTTGAAGCTTGTTTAAATCTTTCTGGTAGAGCAAAAATATTTAGAAAGAAAGATACTACCAACGCTATTCAATTAGCTAGACTTCGTAGGACTTTGTTGTATTTAAATAACAGAGAAGAATACATGACAAAACTATTTAAAGAAATAGATTTGTTTGTAAAGAGATGTATTAAAAATAAAAAGAAACCTGCCCTTAGATTGAATGGCACATCAGATATTCAATGGGAGACTATTAAGCATGAAGGTGTGACCGTATTTGAAAAGTTTCCTCAAGTTCAGTTTTACGACTACACTAAAATTCCCACCAGAAAAATATCCCACATATCTAATTATCATTTAACCTGGTCTTATTCAGAGGCCAATCAAAAGTATGCAAACTATTTCGATAAACTTAAATACAACATTGCTGTTGTCTTCAGTAGCAAGACGCTACCCCCTATGTTTAAAGGGCTACGAGTCATTGACGGAGATAAAACAGACATGAGATTCCTTGACGGAAACAAGCGTGTTGTGGTAGGGTTGAAGGCAAAGGGTAAAGCCAAGACAGATACAAGTGGCTTTGTAATTCACAACTTAAATAGGAGGACAGCGTAGTGCGACACTTAAAAGATGTACTTATTGACATAGGTTATACACCTCAAGAATCAGACCGAGAACTAAATGATCTCTTCAAAAGACACGATCAAAAATGGTTTACTCATATTGATAGAAACAAAGACTATCAAGCAGAGTCCGACAAACTTTTAGAGGAGGGTGACAATGAGTGAGTCATTAAGTTTTTCAAATGAGTGTGAAAATTGTGAAGATGAAATGACACCGAATCGTGACCATACTATATACACTTGTGACGAGTGTGGTAAAGAATATTTTTATACAGAACTATATACATACTAAGGAGACACTATGAATATATTTTATTTTTATGATTGTCCTGTTAAATCAGCACAAGCACAACCAGATAAGATGCTAGTGAAGATGCCGTTGGAAACAGCACAGATGCTTTGTACTGCACACAGAGAATTAGATGGAGAAGAGTATGCAGACAAGGTAGGTTTATACAAGAGAGCATATTGGAATCACCCTTGCACGATATGGGCTAGAGAATCGGCAAGTAATTACAGGTGGTTGTATAAACATTTTATTGCATTAGGAGATGAATATACATATCGTTATGGTAAAGAACACGCTAGTTTAACTAAGCTTAGAGATGTTTTAAAACCTTGTCCTTCATCTTTAACATTTGATGCACTGTTCGGTGACATAAATATAACAACAGTTGCACAAGCTATGCCAGATCAATACAAGAATGACGATCCTATCAAAGCATATCGTGACTACTGTATCAACGAGAAACACTATGCTAAGTGGGAGAAGGGTAGATCTAAACCTAAGTGGTGGGTGAAGGTGACTGATGAAGAAACCTAATCCAGTTAAGAAAAACATGGACAAGTTCCATAAACCTAAGACACACAGAGATAAAACTAAATACACTAGAAAAGGAAAGGTGGAGAAATAATATGGAATTTTTAACAGTAGTGATTGTGCTTGCAACTCTTTGGTCAGGTGCAGTTTATACACACATAGATTACAAAGAAGATAAAAAATATGAAGAATATGCAGAGCAATACAAAGAGGTGAATGATGAAAACATTTAAAATAACTTATGAAGATGATATTGAAGCTGAGTCACTAGAACACGCTAAAGAAATTTTATTAACTCATTTAGATTCTGATGTTAAATATGATGATGTAAGCGCATTCGGAATTGAGGAGGTTTCTAGTGAAAGCTAAACCAACTAAAGGTCAAAAGATATTAGTGCATTATGGGTATGACGACAAGACATGGTATCATGCAGAGGTTAGGAGTTTGTTGAGCATACAGTTTACTGCAGAGCTTGACTACAAAGATGGAAAGAGAATTAATTTTTATATGTATAACGACAACAACATAACTTGGAAGGAGATAGAATGAAACTTAAAAAACTTTTAGAGATAAACCAAATGTGTGAAGAAAGAAAAGCACCTTTTGATATACAGGAATCTTTTGAATATGAATCATCAAGTGAGGGCAATATAAATATTCTTGATATGGATATTGTTCATTTTGTTAGAGCATTTAAAATACTTGCTAAAAAAAATAAAGAGACACAATTAGAAAAGAAAGTTTTCAAAGGCGATAAAGAACTGTATTGGATTTCAAGTAGATTAAACGGATTAGCTAAAGAGCTAAAGGAGTATACAAACAATGGAGATTAAACTAGAGAGCTATGAAATCGAAGACGCATTAAAAGAATATGTAAAAAATAAATATGATATAGATGTTGAAATGTTTAGTGACTATGGACAAACATTATGGTTGGAAACTAATGAGCGTATCTGGGTTTATGAAAAACATAAGAACGGAAGAATAAAAACTGACCCAGAACACGGATATAAAATAGTAGACTATGATAAATCTACTTGGAAAAGAAAGTTTCAAAGTATAGGCGATATGTCTAGTATAACTTTTGAAGTTGATTCAATAAAGGAGAATAAAAAATGAGTAAAAGAGAATTACCTTTTGATTGCAGAGTGATAGATACAAAACCTGTTGAAGTAGCCAATAGATTTACTGGTGATAAAATTACTATACCACCTGATGCTGTTGCAGTTTACGATAGCATTATGGGTGCTGAACTTTTTAAAGATTACGACACAATGCGGAAGGGTTTGGATTGGTTTATTAAACACGAGCCTGATGCTTACATGATACTATTAGACTAAGGAGATTGACATGAAAATACACGAACTAAGAACTGAAATTTATAACTCAAACTTTTCAATTGATGATTACAATGGATTGATTGATTTGATTCACGACACAATGACATTGAATGCTAAAGCAAGAATTAATGTTGGTGATGAAGTATGGGTTGTTCAAAAAACTAAACGATCAAAAGGAGTAGTAACTAAACTTGCAATTAAAAAAGCAGTTGTTGATATAGAAAACGAAGGTAGTTACAGAGTACCTTTTTCAATGTTGGAGGTGAGATAATATGAAACCAATAAATGTATTCTCATTATTTGATGGTATGTCTTGCGGTCAGTTGGCATTAAAAAAAGCAGGTGTACCAGTAGGTATTTATCATGCTAGTGAGATTGATAAGTGGGCTATCGAAGTAACTAAAAAGAACTTCCCATTCACAGTACAAATGGGAGACATAACTAAACTTGAAGACTTTAGATTAGAACTTATTAGAAAACACATAGGCATTGATCTTGTTATGGGTGGCTCACCTTGTCAGGGATTTAGTTTTGCAGGTAAAGGTTTAAACTTTGAAGATCCCCGAAGTAAACTGTTCTTTGAATTTGTTAGAGTCTTAAAGATACTCAAGCCTAAATATTTCTTACTTGAAAATGTCCGAATGAAAAAAGAATCTCAGGACATTATCAGTGAGTACATGGGGATTGAGCCAACAGTAATTAATTCAAATTTAGTTAGCGCACAGAATCGTCACAGACTTTATTGGACTAACATTCCTTTTGATATGCCAGAAGATAGGGGATTGATACTTGCTGATGTATTAGAGCCATTAGAAGATCTCGATCCTAAGTATCTAGCAGGAGATAAACTCTTAAAGAATTACACAGGAGGAGATCAATTAAATCCTAATTACAAAAGCCAAGCCAATACCATACACGACATTACAAAACCTGGCCCTACTGTATGTGCAGGAACACATGGCTATGCTAATGGATATATTTCAGGCGGTGCTATTCGTGGTCGTTATGACAAGGACGGAAAGATTAAACAACAGTTAGAACTTAGACTTGACGATAAAACTAACTCACTTACCACAGTTCAAAAAGATAATGTGGTTGTTACTAGATGTATTCAAGTAGGCGAAGCAGATTTAAAGGGACATGATTTACTCAAAAGAGTTTATAGTCCTCAAGGAAAAGCACCAACACTTAATACAATGGGTGGAGGTAACAGAGAACCTAAAGTAGTTATAAGAAAGAAATCTAAAACAGTTAGGTCAGGCGGTAGAAGTTCTTATGATAGGCACGAATGGGATAGTGTAGATAATTTACATTGGAGAAAACTAACACCTCTTGAGTGTGAGAGGTTGCAGACTGTTCCTGATAACTATACTAATCATGTATCAGATACACAAAGATATAAAATGTTAGGCAATGGGTGGACAGTAGATGTAGTTGCTCATATTTTGAAAGGCATAAGACATAATGTAGAAGGAAAAACAAACTGGTCTTATGATGCCAATGGAGTTGCTGTATGACTAAAAAAGAATTAGAAGAAATAAAAAATTTGGTAGATGATTTAGGTTGGGATTATCAATGTTTAACAATGGGCGGTAGAGAAGTATATAAAAAGCTATGTCTTAAACTTGGTTGGAAGTTTGAGTGGGATGATGAGGAAGATTAACTATGAAAAAATTAGAAATGCTTTACAGCATTGAACTAACCTTAACAGCGTTACGAAAAAATGTACCCTTTGGATTGAGAAAACCTTATGGGGTTACTAGAGCTTTGTGGTGTGTTGCTGAACTAATCGAAGACGAGATAAAACAACAGCACTTAAAAGGTAATACAAATGTTCCTCCAAGTTATGCCGATAGTAATTGGAAAGAACTAGAGGAGGAGTATGTTAAAATGCAATCAGATATAAAAGGAGGAGGAGATCGTGCCGACAAAATTAAAACCCAGTAGTAAAAGCTACAACAGGCAAACTAAAAAGACTACAGTTAAACACTATTACATTAAAGGTATTTCCAGAAATGAGCTTTTAAATCTTTATAATGAGGATAGGACTAAGCCTAAACTTAAACAAAAAATTTTAAACGAATTGACGAGGAGAAATAATTTAAATGTATGAGAAAGAAGAATACGACTGGAAGTTTAACAGAGTAAATTCTAAAGGCGAACTTATTTTTAAACATAAAACAGAACAAACTGTAGAAGATGTTTGTAAATTTTTAGATAAACACAAAGTTAAATATGAAAAAAGATTAGGAGCAACAATGCTTTGGATTTATTTTCAAGGTAAAGAATATGCTTATTATTATACTACAGGTAGATGGCATACTTTTGTAATGAACGGTTATCCAAAAAAACATTATCATGCAAAAGGAATAAAAGATTTTTATAACAGGTTTTTACTTCCTAATGCAAATGAAGAATATGTTGTTGACGAAAGTGTAGAGGATGTAAAAAATATATTAAATAAATATAAAATAAATTATAAAATAAAAAATAACATTGTAACTTTAATTTCAAAACCTGTACCAAGAAAAGATGGAAAAGGAAATTTAAAAAAGTTTATTTATGAGTACCATGTTGGAAAGGGAAGATGGAAACAAATAAGAGATAATTATTCTAATAACACATTATATAAAACAAAAGGTATAAAAGATTTTGCTAACTTTTTTGATAGACTACAATATAATCAAAAATATAGATATGAAGAAGTATCATATAAAAAATGGAAAAAGGAGAAGATGTGAGAACATTTAAAGATATAGATAAAATAATAAAACATGTTTCAGAGATTGAGACAACATGTGATGAAGCAACTATAAAACAGATAGTTTGTATTTTAGTTTCAAGACTATTAAACCCTATGGGTGCAGAAGAAACTGCAGGTTTAATAGCAGGACTTGCAGAGGCAGAGCAAGAAGTGTTAGACGCACTTGAAAATAAGGAGGAGGTAATACATTGATTAAGTGCAGTAAGTGTAAAAACAAAGCAACAATAAAACATGGTGCATTCAATGGTTGGATTTATTTTTGCGCCACCTGTGAACTAAATAGAATGAGGAGGAAAGATGAAAAGATCAAGAACTAAAGCGTATGTAATGACCGTGGAAAAAGGAGATACATTAGGAGAATATCGACTCGCTGTTTTACGAGACACAATTAAGTTTATTAACAAGCATATACGAAGAAAACTTTATGTAAAACTTCATGGTAGATTTGGTAAGAACAACCCCAACCTACATAAATATACATACCCTAGTGGCTTTATAAACTGGAGAGAGTGTAGGCTTGAAGATGCTCAACGAGTAGATGTTTACATCCATGAAAGATAAATTTGACAAACTAAAAAATAGTCTGTATAATCTACAGAGTTACTATAAAACGGAGGTAAGCAATGTATAAAACAATATCATTAACAATAATTGTTTCATTAATCATTAACAGCGTAGTATTAAACTTCTATAACAACTACATTAATGAACAGTTAAATAGTCAAGTAACGTCTATAAACTACATAGACTCTACAATACGAGACATACAAAAAGATGTCCTCGATGTTAAAGCAAGAACGGCTCAAGCTATATCTAGTAATGAGTTGCGCAACGCTTACATATCTATTGAAGATAATAAAAGATTCTTTGAATACGAAGTTAAGATGTCTAGAAAAAGTATTGAAGAATTTGTTGATAAACTCAATGCAGATATGGAGCAGATAAACACTACAATCAATAGTGTAATTCAAAACGATTCAACTTTAAAAGAACAACTCCAATATGTTTTACAGGAAATAGAACTATTAAAAATAGTAGAAGAGCCTGTTGATATACCAGTTCCTTTAGAAGATGTTAGAGGACAAGCCGAAGAAAAGAATACTGCAATTGAATCCTATCCTAAAAAGGACTGTAGTTTTTCTTTAAATCCTGGAAAACAAAACAGCACTAAAGGAATACAAAGAGCAGTTGACAGATCTAAAAGAAAAGGAGATTACAATATAACTGTTCATTTCGATGTTAATTCAAAAGGAGAAGCGATTGTATCCAGCGTTGTTTCTAACGAAGCACCTTCAAGATTAGAGAGTGCTGTCAGTAAGTATGTATCTAACCTACCTTTTATAATTAAAGACGAAGTGCAAACTAATTGTGAAATGTCTTTTAAATTAAGCGTTACATAATAGGTTGTCATGAGGAGGAGGAGGTGTTATACTTCTCGGCATGATTCACAATTTCTTTTTAATATTATTATACCTTTCATAATCTCCTTACATTGTTGTGTAGTCTAAACTTAATAATATTAACTGATACATTTCAGGCTAGTTAAGTGGTCTAGTGAAGAGAAACCACTTCTGAATTTTTTAACCGCCAACTAAAGAGGAAATGATTATGGCAATAGAAAGTGGACTAGCATATTGGGCTAGTGTTAGAAATCCTAATCTCAAGTACGAGCCAGTTTATACTGTTGATTTAGTAGTTGATGATGAGGTTGCATCTAAGTATGAAGGCAGAGGATATAAAGTCAAAACCTTAGTTGTAAATGATGAGGTTGTTGGAAAAGCGTTGCAAATTAAACGCAAAGTCAATGGCCCTAATGGTATGGTGCGCAAACCACCTAAACTTGTAGATGCTAGTAAGAACTCCATTGATGATGATGTTCTTGTTGGTAACGGATCTAAAGTTAGAGTACAGTTTAACGAGTGGGAAGTGAGCAACAAGTATGGAAACTTTAAAGGATTGGATTTCCAAGCTATGCAAGTTTTAGATTTAATATCTTACAAAGCAGGTGATGGCGATGAGTTTGAAGCTGTTGTCTCTGATTCGGAGGATTTCTAATGGCAGAAGAAAAACCTTTTATTACAATAGACGATGTTCAAATATTTGTAGAAGATCTACCCGAAGAAGCACAAGGAGTTTTCGGTAGAGTTCAGAGACTAAATCAAAAGAAAGTTAATTTAACTCTTGATCTCGAAGAGGTGCAAGCAAGTCTTAACTTCTTTTCAAGTAAGATAGTTGAAATCGTAAACAGCAACTCACCTGTTACTGCTGATGAAGATAAGGAAGGAGGAGAAACAGACGCAGTAAAATCTAACAATTAGTTTTAAAGCTAGGTATTTCTTAGAGGTTGTACGAACTGAAGATAGACTAAGGAGTGCCTAGCTTTTTTTTAAGGAGATCCAATGAACAACACAACGCTTAAATTTGTAAAGAAACATCAACCTTGTTCTAAGTGTGGCAGTAGTGATGCCTTATCAATAAACGAAGATGGCTCTTCAAAATGCTTTAGTTGTGACGAGTTCTTTCCAAGAAACAAAGTCAACAACGAAACGATAGAACAAGATGAATTAACAATTATTGAAGACGATAATAAACAAGAAGGAGTTTTCGCTCCTTTATCAGACAGACAAATATCCCTAGAAACAGCAAAGAAATATGGTGTTAGAATATCCTATGATACAAAAGGAGTCATTGCAAAACACCACTATCCTTATTCAATTGACAATGAAAGACTATCTTATAAAGTTCGAGAAACAGTTAATAAAGATTTTTATTGGGTAGGCTCTCCAAAAGAAACACAATTGTTTGGACAGAATCTTTTTAAAGAAGGAGGAAAGTACATCACAATTACAGAAGGAGAATGTGATGCTATGGCCGCTTATGAATTACTTGGAAGTAAGTGGGCGGTAATCTCTGTAAAGAACGGAGCAAAGTCTGCAGTAAGAGATATAAAAGAAAACTTAGAATATGTAGAAAGTTTTGAAAATGTTGTCCTTTGTTTTGATACAGATAAACAAGGCAAGGAGGCGGCAAATAAAGTTGCAAGACTATTAAAACCAGGAAAGGCTAAGATATATACACTTCCTACTGGCTACAAAGATCCCAACGATATGCTAAGAAAGAAACGACACCTTGAGTTTACAAGCTGTTGGTGGGATGCTAAAGTTTACACACCTACAGGTATCATTCGAGTATCTGAAAAACAAAACGAATTTTTAAATAGAGATAAAAAAGACAGTGTTCCTTATCCGTGGAAAGGCTTAAATAAAAAGCTGTATGGCATGAGACAAGGAGAACTCGTTACCCTTACAGGGGGTACAGGTCTTGGTAAAAGCTCCATAACAAGAGAGCTAGAGCATTGGATTATTAATACTACAGAGGACAATGTAGGTATCATAGCTCTTGAAGAAGATTGGAAGAGAACTGTTGATGGTATCCTATCCATTGAAACTAACTCAAGACTTTATATAGATCACATCAGAGAAGAACATTCTCAAGAATACCTCACAGAAAAATACAATAAGCTATTCAGCAACGACAATGTATTTATTCACGCACACTTCGGAACAAACGACATCGAAGCTATCTTTAATAAACTACGATACTTAATAGTTGGATGCGATTGCAAATGGGTAATCGTAGATCACTTACATATGCTCGTCAGTTCTCTTGCAGAGGGTGATGAACGAAGAGCTATTGATAATATTATGACAAGACTTCGTAGCATGGTAGAAGAGACAGGAGCAGGTTTAATACTTGTCTCACACCTTCGTAGAGTAGAAGGAAACAAAGGACATGAGAACGGTGTCGAAGTAAACTTATCCCACCTAAGAGGAAGCCAAGCAATAGCACAGCTATCTGACTGTGTAATCGCCTTAGAAAGAAATCAACAATCCGATGATGAATTAGAATCCAGAACAACCAAACTTAGAGTACTTAAATCCAGGTACACAGGAGATGTCGGCATGGCTACTGCCCTTGTCTATGATTCTAAAACAGGGAGACTATCTGAGGAGTATAACGAGTTCCAACTAAGACTAGATGATAGTGAGGTGGACTTCTAATGAATTTAGTATTTGATATAGAGGCAAACGGTTTATTAAAACATCAGCTTACAGAAGAAATAAATCAGGAGGCTACAATTATCTGGTGTATTGTTGCACTAGATGATGAAGGTAAACTGTATACTTTCAAACCAGATGAAATTAAAGAAGGAGTAGATCTTTTAAAGTCTGCTGATACTTTAATTGGACATAACATTATAGGGTTTGACATACCTGCTATTAAAAACATATGTGGGGTAGATTTATATAAACACTGTAAGATAGTAGATACTCTCACCCTATCTCAACTTTGTAATCCTAACCGAGACAAAGGACATAGCTTAAAAGCGTGGGGAGGAAAGATAGATTTTTCTAAAGATGATCACGAAGACTTCTCACAGTTCTCTCAAGCTATGTTAGATTACTGTATAAAAGATGTTAAGATAAATAAAAAAGTATATGATATTCTTAAAAAAGAAAGCAAAGAATTTTCACAACACTCTATCCACATCGAACACGATACAAGAAAAATTATAAGTAAACAAATAGAAAATGGTTTTGCTTTCGATTCAAAAAAAGCCAGTATTCTTTTAGCTGAACTCACTCAACGCAAGGCAGAAGTGGAGGAGGAGGTTAAGAAAACATTTAAACCTAGAGAAACTGAGCATATCATTTTACTTAATCATAAAGAGAATCAATTAAAAGATGGAAGCTATTCTAAAAAAACAGGATACAACCACTTTACTAAAAAGAAAACTAATTTAACAAAAGAAGAAAAAGAAATAGTTAAATCTGGGTGTGTTACTTCACTTAAAAGACTCTTGATTACTGAGTTTAATCTAGGATCAAGAAAGCAGATAGGAGAATACTTAATAGAGTTTGGTTGGAAACCTAATAGATTTACACCAACAGGACAACCTATTGTAGACGAGGCGACACTAGAAAAAGTTAAGCATATACCAGAGGCTAAACTTATTGCTGAGTTTTTATTATTACAAAAGCGCATAGCACAAGTTCAATCTTGGTTAGATTCTGTAAAAGAAGGAGGAAGAATACACGGTAATGTTATTTCTAACGGAGCTATTACAGGACGTATGACGCATTATAATCCCAACACTGGACAAATTCCGAGTACAAGAAAGCCCTATGGGAAAACTTGTAGAGAATGTTGGACTGTTGATAAAGGAAATGTTTTACTTGGAATAGATGCCTCTGGTTTAGAAATAAGAATGTTAGCACACTATATGAAAGACAAGGAGTATACACATGAAATCATTAACGGAGACATACACACCTCTAATCAAAAACTTGCTAGACTTAAATCAAGAGATCAGGCGAAAACATTCATTTATGCACTCATGTACGGAGCAGGAGATGCAAAGCTTGGAAGCGTGGTTGGAGGAACTAAAACAGATGGCAAAAGATCTAGACAATATTTCTTTGATAATCAACCATCATTCAAATCTCTTAGAGATAGAGTTGCGAGAGCGTCAACAAAGGGATACTTAAAAGGGCTAGACGGTAGGAAAATATTTATCCGAAACCAACACGCTTCATTGAATACTTTACTACAAGGAGCAGGAGCTGTGGTAATGAAGAAAGCATTAATAATATTTGACAAGCATCTTAGAGAAGCAAACCTAGAGTATAAGTTTGTTGCTAACATTCACGATGAATGGCAGATGGAAGTACCTAAAGATAAAGCAGAATTAATTGGTGCTATAGGTGTTCGATCTATAATAGAAGCAGGAGAATCTTTTAACATGCACTGTCCTTTGGATGGTGAGTACAACATAGGAGCTAACTGGAGTGAAACACACTAAACATTGTACTAAATGTAATAAAAATAAACCTTTATCAGAATATCAAAAATATATAAAAAATGGAATAAACATAGGACAGTCTTATTGCAGGGATTGTAGGTCAACTTATAAAGCTCGTATCGAAAGCTACAAAAGAACTAATCCTAAAAACAACCCAAATAGAATGTTTGTTAATGGTAAATATATACCTAAGACACATCCTTTATATAAACCAGGAAACTATAAAACTTTTGAAGGTGCAGCTTTTGCATCTTTAGAAGGTTATGAAAAATCTACGGAAGGTTATGTATACATTATATGTAATCCTTGTTGGAGTAATTGGGTTAAGGTTGGTATGGCGGTTGACGCAGAAGATAGGTGTAATCAATATCAAACATCTAGTCCACATAGAGATTATAAACTGTGCTATAATAAATACTTTAAAGATAGAAGAAGCGCAGAAAAAAAAGTACATGAAAAATTAAAAAAAATTTCAACAAAATATAAAGGAGAATGGTTTAAAATTTCTGTAAAAGAAGCTAAAGAAATCGTAAATAAAATATGAAAACATTAGACACATTAGTATCAGACATATACAAAAAGATAGGTGTATTGTCTAAAGGAAAACAAATTAAAATAACTAATAAAGAGTTAGACGAGTTTGGTGACGATATGAAAGATGCTCTAAAGCATTGGGCTTCTCCACCTAAAAGAGATAACTCTTTAACTAAAGGACTTCGTATGTCTAACATAGGAAAGCCTGACAGACAATTGTGGTATGACTTAAACTCACCCAAAAGAAAAGAAACAGAACTAGAACCAAGTGTATACATTAAGTTTTTATATGGCCACCTATTAGAAGTATTGATGTTGTTCTTCGTAAGACTTTCAGGACACACAGTTACTTCTGAACAGAAGGAAGTTAAAGTATCTGGCATATCAGGACACATGGATTGTGTTATTGATGGCGAAGTTGTCGATGTTAAAACAGCTTCTGGATATTCCTTTAAGAAATTTAAAGATGGATCTTTGGCAGAAGACGATAGCTTTGGTTATCTTGCACAGCTTGCAGGATATGAAGAAGCAGAACAAACTTCTAATGGTGGCTTCTTGGTTTTAAATAAAGAAACAGGACAGATTACTTTGTTTAGACCAGAAGAACTAGACAAGCCTAACATTAAAGAAAGAATTAAAACTATCAAGCAAGTAGTTAAAAGGAAAAAACCTCCTGAGTTTTGTTTTGATCCTGTACCAGAAGGTAAAGCAGGTAATCTTAAACTTGCTAGAAAATGTTTCTACTGTCCTCATAAGTTTGAATGTCATAAAGGTGCTAACGATGGTAAAGGACTTAGAGCTTTTCAATATTCAAAAGGAATTACTTACTTGACTCATGTTGTAAAAGAGCCAAAGGTAGAGGAGATATTAACATGAGTGGAAAAAGATCTAAACAAATACGCAAACAAGCTAAACAAATGTTTATAGATTGGTTACGAACTATGACTCCAGAAGGAGAAGAACCTACTAAGATAAATAAAAAGAACATGCATTTGTTTTTACCAGAGCAAACACATTTCTATTCAAACAGACAGCTTAGATTAAGCGCATATACTTTAAAGTGGTTTGAAAAGAAATTGAAGCGCAACCCTAACTTTACATTGGAAGATTTAGATGCCTAGAAGAAAACCAAGAAAAGCTAGACCAAGAGAAAAAGGAGTACCTAAAGGATATGATAGTATGTGGGAACACAAGCTACATCAAGGTGTATTAAAAGATTGGGAACACCACGCTAATCATATTGAATATATTATTAAGAGAAAGTATGAGCCTGATTTTGTCAAAGGTAATATTATCTTAGAAGCAAAAGGAAGGTTTTGGGATCACGCAGAATACAGTAAATATGTATGGATTCGTGAGTCACTACCTGATACAATGGAGCTTGTGTTTCTATTTCAGAAACCATATTCTCCAATGCCAGGAGCTACTAAAAGAAAAGACGGAACTAAAAGAACTCATGCTGAATGGGCGGAAGCAAATAATTTTAAATGGTACACAGAAGAAACTTTACCAGAGGAGTTAAAATAATGGTTGATTATAAATTCAACGAAGAAAATACAATAGAACAAATAAAAAGATATGTAGATAGCACATACGAAAAACACTACGCTAATGAAAAGTATCAAGCAACTGATATGATTATAGATGCAGGACACGGTGTTGGTTTTTGCATGGGTAACATTATGAAGTATGCTATGCGCTATGGTAAGAAACCTGATCCTGTTACTGGAGAGTATAAGAATCAAGGTGACTTATTAAAGATTATACACTACGCTATTATAGCTATACACTTATGGGTAGAAGATAAAACCAGTAGTGACATTCCAAAAAATGAAGATGGAACAAGAAAAGGATGGTACAAATGATAGGAAAATTACTATACATGATTCCGTTTTTCGGAATGTTTACAGGAAGTTATTATGTTTATACTATGGATATGGCTGCAGCATATGTAATGGCTTGGTTAGCCTTAGTACAAGGTGTAATTTGTTTCGCATATTTAATAGTACAAATGTCTGTCGCAGGAATTGAAGGAACACTAGAAGTAGAAGTACAACTGTGGGATGCTCTTATGCCAGTTATCTTTCTAATGTTGTCTGCTATTTCTTACTTGTTATTTATAAATGAAACACTAAGGGGAATATTATAATGGAAGACACGAATATCAAACTACCGACTAACTATCAACAGTTTATACATCTAAGCAGATACGCTAGATGGAACGAAGAGAATCAACGCAGAGAAACATGGAACGAAACTGTATCTCGATACTTTGATTTCTTTGAGAAACATTTAAAAGAAAATAATAACCTAAGTAAACCGCAGTTCGATGAAACTAGAAAGTACTTAGAGAAAGCTGTACTGTACTTAAACATTATGCCAAGTATGAGAGCATTAATGTCTGCAGGATTAGCTTTAGAAAAAGATAATGTAGCAGGTTTTAACTGTAGCTATGTTGCTGTAGATAATGTTCGTGCATTTGATGAGACACTTTACATACTTATGTGTGGTACTGGTGTTGGCTTTAGTGTAGAGCGTCAATATATAAACGAGCTACCAGATCTCCCAGAAGATTTGTTTCCTACAGATACTGTTATTAAAGTATCTGATTCTAAAATAGGATGGGCAAAAGCCTACAAAGAATTGCTATCTTTACTATACTCAGGGCAAGTTCCCACATGGGATGTCTCTAACATAAGACCTTATGGTGCTAGATTAAAAACATTTGGAGGAAGAGCAAGTGGCCCTGCTCCTCTTGAAGAGTTATTTGATTTTACTATCAACATATTTCGTGATGCTATTACAAAAGGACAGCGTAAGCTTGTATCTATAGACTGCCATGATTTGATGTGTAAGGTCGCAGAAGTGGTAGTCGTAGGTGGAGTACGAAGAAGTGCTTTAATCTCTCTCAGCAACCTCTCAGACAACCGTATGCGCAACGCTAAGTCAGGTGCTTGGTGGGAAGACAATCAGCAGAGAGCTTTGTCTAATAACTCTGTAGCCTATACAGATGTAGCAGAACCAGGTGCATTTATGAGAGAGTGGTTATCTCTTTATGAATCTAAAAGTGGAGAGCGTGGTATCTTCAACAGACAAGCTGCAGAAAAACAAGCATCTAAAAACGGTAGAAGAGAAGATTACAAAGACTTTGGGTGTAATCCTTGTAGTGAAATTATTCTACGCAACAAACAGTTCTGTAATTTAACTGAGGTTGTTGTAAGACCTGATGACACAGAAGATACTTTAATTTCAAAAGTAGAAGCTGCTACAATTCTTGGTACATTCCAAGCAACACTAACAAACTTTAGATACTTAACTAGCAAATGGAAACACAATACAGAAGAAGAGTCTTTACTTGGTGTATCTCTAACAGGCATCATGGATAATAAAGATATGATAAACGGTAAGATAGATTTGGATAGATTGAAAAAAGTATCTATTGATATGAATAAAGTATGGGCTAAGAAGCTAGGCATACCCCAATCCGCAGCAATAACCTGTGTGAAGCCTAGTGGAACAGTTAGCCAACTGGTCGATAGTGCCTCTGGTATTCACACTAGACATAGCCCATACTACCTTCGTACAGTAAGAGCAGATAAAAAAGATCCTTTAGCTAAACTTATGGTAGATGCAGGAGTGTATCACGAAGATGATCTTACTAAACCAGAACATACTTTGGTATTTTATTTTCCAATGAAGAGTCCTAAAAGTGCGTTGACTAGAAAAGACTTGACAGCAGTAGAACACTTAAAGATCTGGAAAGACTATCAAGACCAATGGTGTGAACATAAACCTTCTGTGACTATCTCAGTAAAAGAAAATGAATGGTTAGAAGTAGGTGCTTGGGTATATAAAAACTTTGATGATATATCTGGTATCTCTTTCTTACCATACTCAGATCATTCATACAAACAAGCTCCTTATCAGGAGATAACTTATAATGAATATAGGAAATGGCTAAAGAAAACAACGGATGTTGTTGATTGGTCAAAGATTACTGAGTATGAAACTGAAGATAATACAGAGAACACAAAGGAACTAGCCTGTAGTGCAGGAACATGTGAGATAATTTAATGAAGAAAACAAACAAGGAAGTTAAAAAGGAAACAGAAGCAAATTTAATAAGCTTCAAAGTTCTTCTCAACAGGAAGAATCAAATTGTTACGGAGCTATCTCAGCTTCCAGAAAAGCATATAGAAAATCTTTTTCATTCAGACGAAGCTTGGGTAGTCCGTAATGTAATTAAAAGAAGTAAAGAAAAACTATCTACTTTGCATGATTATCTGCAAAGAGAATTACGATCAACTCAAGATAAACAATAAGACTAGCCTGTTACAGTCCGTACTAAGAAGTGCGACAACTGAATTAGACGCAGTACATAATAAAATTGAATCGGACTTAAATGCTCGTATAACATAATTAACTTCCTTGTTTTATTGTAATATTAGAACTGCTACCACCATTCGTAGTGATCTGATTTACTTTCCCTTCCTGTTCAATCCGAATATTATACGAACCTGCTTTATCTACTTTCATTTCTAAAGTATCTTCAATAGCTCTAAGAAACTTTAAATGCGTATCTGTTACAAAGGTACTTATCTGTGTGTTGCTATCGTATCCTACTGCTGTACCTTTTACTCCATCAGCAGATAGAGACTTCTCAGCTTTTTCTAGTTCATCTACATCTTGAATAATATCTAATAGGTCTTCAAGAAAGTTACCTGCCAGATAGTCTATATCAAGTTCTGTGTATTCTAATTCGTTTTCTTTTAGTTCGTCTGTATCAAGCTCATTAAAGTCTAACAAGTCTACATCAAGTATGTTATCTGCTACTGTAGTTCCTTCTTCTGATTCCTGGTCTTCTCTTTGAGGAGGATTAACAATCAACATATTGTCTATCATATCGACAGTAAGATCAAGAATAACAGCAGGAGTAGGAGCTGTTTCAAAGTTATAGACTGTAGTAGCTTCATAGGGCTTGTTGAGTATCACTTGTCCTAAAGCTGTGTCTACAACTATCTCTCCACTAGCATTACCAAACTCATCAGGTAAAAGTATTACCAGAGCTTCACCAGTTTCTTTTACTGTGATTGTAAAGTCTGTACCTCTTATTCCAATCGAAGCCGAATGGGTACGAATCTTAATATTATCTTTTGGTATCCGTGGTTTCTTACTGGATATAAAACGGCCTGTGCCTTTAACGAAGTTAAGAGCCATTGTAGATTTGCTGGGATTAGGATCAAACACGAACTCATCAATAATAACATTACTGTGTTCAGTAAGTCTTATAGTAGTATCATCTCTAAACGTAACACCCATCCTGCCCTTTGCAGTCTCTAGTTTATCCATAGAGTTAAGAGAAAAGTCTATCGAACTTTCGTATACT